TTGTGAATCCAGCAACTGCCAGCGATAACTGATAGTTGTCATCATCTAACTTCAGTAAATCATATGGCGGAAATGCTGTATTATTTACCTTACTTAGACTGTTGAAACGCTCCAACTCTCGGTTGAAACCAATAAAAAATGGATCCTTGAAAAGATCCATGGCGAATTGTGTTACCATTTTGTGCTCCTTTTAAGCGAGTTAAATTAGTACCCCCATAAGGCAAGTACATATATATTATATCAAATTATTGTATTTTTTTAAAGGTCTACTCGTGGAGTGTACCCAATGCTAATTCCAGCCCTTGGTTCATGTGCATATATTTCATGATAAACACCTTTGGGAACAAGAATTATATCTCCTGGAATTATTATCTCGGATTGTACAGGGGTAGCATCATTTTGATTTTCATAAATATTCCATGTAGATGAACCTATTAATTGTAAAAATAATACATCCCATTCATCACAATGAGATGGTGAATTTGGTCCTTTTGTTAAATTTTTATTTTTAGGTACTAAATTTACAAAATATTGAATACTTGATGCATCATAATTATTTCTATTAAGCCAAAATATTTTAGAAAATTCATCAGCAAGATTATTAATAACACTATTTCTTGTTGGAAATGGATTCATTAATTGAATATAAAATAAATCCTTCATCATTATATCTTGTTCTCTTTTCCAAATATATGTATCGCCCAAGTCTTCTATATTTTTTGTAGACAACCCTATATTAATTTCTTCAACTATGTAATTCCAATCAATTTTAGGATCAACATATTGTTTTAAAAATACAGCTTTTTTATTAGATTTTGCTTCCTCTAATTGTTTTTTTATGTCTAACATTTTATCTCCTAAGTATAATTAACTATCATTAAATCAATATTAACATATTGTGGCAAAGATGCGGACCATCGTACTGCTTCTGCTATATCTTTTGACTCTACCCCGTCTGAGGTATTATTAGTCTCTGTTTTAGTTGTGCCTGGGGCTATCTCTATAACCCTAACCCCAGTTCTTTTAAATTCATTTCTTAAATGTTTTACAAACATTGCTTCATCTGTTTTTGCACCCACATAACCAGCACCACCTGGATAGGTTTCTCCGTGACCCACTAAAGAAGTTATTGCTATATATGTTCCAAATCCTTGATTTTTCATTTTTGGCATAATTATTTTTGCAGTATTTAATGGACCAATAACATTAAGTTTATATGTATTTATCCAATCATTAATATTAGATTTTAATAAATCTGAATTTGCAAAATTCCCCCCAGCATTGTGTACAAATAAATCTATATTAATGTCTTTTATATAATCATAAAATTGTTTTGTTTCATCTTCATTTGTAATATTCATTTGATATATTTTTATATTATTGCTATATTTTTGTAAATCATTTAATTGATTTAAATTTCTAGAAATAGCTATAACATTATATCCGTCATCTATTAAAGCTTTTACTATAGATTTTCCAATTCCCCTGCTTGCACCAGCGACTATTGCATTTTTCATTTAAAACTTTTTCTAAAATTTAATCCAGATTCTAAAGCCATCATTTATTTAATTGTCTGAGGTGTCTGGTTTATCCGCTGCAGTTACATATTTTTTATAAGCTGAGGGCCAATCTAATATTGCTTTTTGAGCATCTGATAGCTTTAATGATCCTGAGCATACGAGACGCTTTAATGCAGTTTCGACTACATCTTTTTTACGTGCACCAATTCCTGCATATGGCTCTGGCCATAAATTTTTTGGATCTTTTGGATCTCCGCCTAATTGAAGAGAAATTAAATGATCTTCTTCGTATGCGGATGGAGTTGTTCCCCATGTTTTTGTATATGCTGCATAAGCGCCTTTAAGTTGATCCAATTTTAATTTATTAGTATATGTTACTGCTGGTCTAATTGTTGCCGTCCACCCTGATTTACAAACAGTAGTTTGAATATTTGCTTGTGTAACATGTGTATTTATAACTCCAGGTGTTGCAGTTTTATTTTGTACAACCCAGTCTGGGGAGGATGCTCTAGCAGTGCCACTAATTAAAATAGAAATTAATGACAAAGCTATTGCACCTTTTAATACTTTTACCATTTAGGTCTTGCTACTCCCATTACTAATGAATAAGGGCGCTTTTTTTTATAAGCCCCTCCGCCGTTAGCTTGTGATCCTTTGGTATCTCCGCTAGTATTGCCCTCAAAAGTTATTAAGTTTTTGCCGTCATTAGAATAAACTATTCCAACATGTTCTGTTGTATGAGGATCATCGTCAAAATTAAAAAATACAATATCTCCAGGTTGCGCTTGACCAACCGCTACCGATTGCTGATTTTTAACAAACCATTTCCAGCCTTCGTTGCAAGATGCAAAGCCTTTCTTTGATTGTGCTGCTACTAATTTGACTAATCCAGCTTGATCAAAACAATAGGAAATAAACATTGCACACCATGGCTGTCCATTAAGACCATACCATTTACCCATAATAGTTAAATTATCGCCCTCTTCAGCATATGCTTCATCTACAAACTTTTTCGCCACTGCAAGTACTTTAACTGCATTCGGATTTCTATCTTCTGTCATTTTTATCTCCTAATTAGTAATTGTTTTAATACTAGATCTAAGCCACCAAGCCCAGAATTCTAATTTATCTTGTCTATCTGCACAAAAATTTGCTATTCCTTGTTGTCTTGCAACGGTTGCAGCATCAAATAAATCTTTGACTTCTTCAATCATTTTTTCAATCATATCTAAAAGAATGCCAGACATTATAACTGGGGAGTTTGTTGCAACTACGGGATCTCCATATGTTGTTAACTCCATCATTTGCTTTAAAGTAAATGGAGCAACAGATTGAAGTTTTCTTTGATACTCAGCAATTTCATCAATAGTAAGATAAATATCTTCAAATATTTTTTCAAAAAAATCATGGTATTGTGTAAATAATACACCTTCTACATTCCAATGAAACCCATGCGCTGTCGAATATAGAACAAAAGAATTTGCTTGCCAATGTTGTAATCTATGTATTAAATCATCATTCATATTTCTAGTATACCATTTCTATTATTTAAAGCTTTGGGTACAGGAGTCGGACCTGTGTTTATCGCTTCGGAGGCGAGTGTCCGACCATTAGACGAACCCAAATCATTGGTTACATTATTCAGTATAACATAACAGTGCCCCCAGATGGTTTCGAACCATCGACCCGCAGATTAAAAGTCTGCTGCTCTACCAACTGAGCTATAGGAGCTTTGTGCCCTTGGCAGGAATCGAACCTGCGACGCAGACCTTAGAAGAGTCTCGCTCTATCCCCTGAGCTACAAAGGCGAGAAGTTATTCTATTGGAAATTTTATTAATTGAGATAAATGTCCTGAAAATCCATATCTAGGCCCAGAAATTACTTTTGAAACTCCATGTTTGCAAAACTCTTCAGAACTGTGCAATACCATTTCCCCTGGTTTAGGATGGTAAGAAATATTTTGTTCTGGGTAATACAAATCTCCGCCTTCAAATTCATTAAAATAAATTACTGTTCCGTATTTTGAATCATCAACCATAATATAAGGATCGCCATCTTTTAATGTGGCACTTTTTTCCCTTATTTTTATAAAGTCATGCGCATCAAAATGAACTCCCCATTCATCTCCATTTCGTAAACAGGTAGCACTTAGGCTAGGACCAAATTTATAATCTGGTTCAAATAAAGATATTGCTTTCAACCTTATTTCTTGAAACTCTGGAATTTCTTTTGTAATTTTATTTTCAAAAAATGAACCAACTACTCCTTGTTCCCACAAATTATTTTCTACATGAGAATCAATCAATGATTTATATTTTAATATTTCTTCTTGTGAAAGAAAATTTTTATAAACATAAATTTCTTCACCAATTTTTTCAAATCCCTTATCAATCCAATATGTATGCATAATTCCCTTTCTAGGTGCAACAGGTCCGACTTGAACGGACGATTACCGAATTATGAGTTCGGGGCTTTAACCAACTAAGCTACTGTTGCTTAGATGTTGATTATATATTATTTATACCTTCATTGTCAATAGATTTACATATTTTAAATAAATATTGTTGTTCCCAAGCACTTATATCTTTTTCATCATTTAAAAGCGGTTGTCCTTTTATGTTTAAACTAGTATTTAAAAGTATTGGAACACCAGTTTTAAGATAAAACTTGTTTAAAACACGATATAATCCTGGATGTTGATCTTTTGTTACTGTTTGAACTCTAGAGGTCCCATCTTTATGAACTACGGATGGTATTTTTTCTGGTTGTAAACACTTTACTGTATATTGCATATAAGGACTTTCAAAATCCATATCAAACCATCTAGAGGCATGATCAGACATAACGACAGGTGCAAATGGCCTAAAAGGTTCCCTCTGTTTAATTAAATTAACTTTATTTTTAATGTTTGGATCTCTTGGATCTGCAAGGATACTTCTATTCCCCAATGCTCTTGGACCATATTCTGCTCTTCCTGATGCTACTGCTACAATTCCATCTTTTAATATCCCATCCACAATTTCTTGAACAGGATATTCTCCATTTAAATCATAACCCAAATAAGGGTTTTCCCAATCTAAATGTTTTCCATATAATGCTGCTGCTGCCCCCAATGAACTTCCAGCATCTCCTGGATTAGGCATTATCCAAATATTATTAAAAATATTCCACAATATTGTATTCGCTGACGAGTTAAGTGCACATCCACCCATAAAAACCAAATTCTTTTTCCCTGTAATTGAATAAGCCATGTGCATAAAATCATTAAGTCTTTGCTGATATACAACTTGAACTGCTGCTGCTATATCAAACCTATCTTGCTCAGACTTAATCCATCCCCAATCAGTAATTCCTTTATGAAAATTATATTTTTGCTTAGTATACGAAGGAAAATAATCATCAACTTTTCTATAATATTTTTTCCAGTCACCATATGCTGCCATACCCATCATAATATATTCTTCTTGGTTTGGCATAAGACCTATTAGCTGTGTAAATGCTGAATAAAATAATCCAAAACTAACTGGGTAATTTTGTTTATATTTAAGCTTAATCTTTTCTCCTTCACCAACCCATATTGTTGAAGTATTATATTCTCCAATAGCATCCAATACTACTATAACCGCCTCATTAAAAGGGCTAGTATAGTAACCCGCAGAGGCATGTGAATAATGATGACTAAAAGATTTTTTAGGTATTTTTGGTAATTCAAAACGTGGTTTCCAATCTCCAGCGCCACCTTTTAAAAATAATCTGGACGCTTTTAAAAAAGGTTTTTCATAATATGCTATGTGATCTGGGGTACCGTATTGTAAAGCATCATTTATTAAGCTATTATTAATGTACCAATCATTTTTTTCTTTACTGTATCTTTCAGCATGACCAGCAAATAATATTTTGCCATCTTTAATTAAAGATATTGATGCATCATGCGACGTTTCATTAATTCCAAGAATAATCATTAATAAGTATACCCATCTTTATTTTTAAATATTTTGTAGGCATGTCTATATTTTATTCTATAATATATCCTGTATATTATCTTCTTCATAATACTTTAATACCTCCTTAAAAAATAAATTAGATTGATACGTAGTCCAAAGAATTCCTGGGTGTTCCCCGTCCCTACCACAATACCAATATGGCAAATTGTTTATATTAGGCTCAAATTCATCAACATTTTTATTAAATTTTAATGGAGCTACAAGCTGATTAAATCTTTTTTCTGGCGAAACATAATATTTATAGTTAATTTGACTCCATATAATTGCTCCATAAAAAGCATCATCGGGGTGCCAAGAATCCCAAATTAATTTTATTTTATTAGTTTCACAATATGCCTCAAGCATTTTCATTAAATCATGATAAATAAGCCAGTTATTTTCCCTTATAAATGAATCCATTATTTTCATGACTTGTTTATTTCCTTTAAAACCAAAATTATCCGCAGTTGGAATCATTTTAATATATCTATGTTCTTGATCAATAAATGTAATCATTCTGTCTACGTCGGGAAGAGTTATAAATAAATAATCAGGATTTCCATAATTTTCAAAAAATGAAAAACACATCCTTACAATTTCGTGTATAGATGACCCGCCTCGACCAACATTAAAAGACTGAACATTTTTTTTAGGGAATAAATTTTTTATTTTTTCTGATAATTTATAAGGATAAGTATATTCTTCTGGTAGTCCCTCTCCAAAAGTAAAAGAACACCCAGCATAAAGAATATTAATATCTTCTTTATTTAATTTTTTAAAATGTTGCGATCTAAACCCATCAGAATTTAATTTATAATTAAAGTATACTTCTTCATTATAAATTTCTTCGCTGCTTCCAATTCTATGTATTATAAGATATTCGTCTTCATCTAATCTATATTCCCATGGGGGTTTAAAATCTGCAATGTACTTATACCTAGTATCCCAAATTTCACCAGTCTTATTGTTATTAAAAAAATTAATGCAAGATTTTGCATTTTCTAAATTAAAACCCTTTAAATTCATTTTCTACAATCCCTTGAACGTACTCAGAAAAATGTTTTCTGATACTACCCATTGGTCTTGACCCATAAGAAGACCATATTCTTTTATATTCTATAACATTTGAAAATGTAGTGGGACATAAAATTATGCCTTCATACATTTTCATTGAAGTTGGCATAGGAACATGTTTACTACAGCATTTACATTGTTTTGCCATTTCTTGATATTCATTCACAGTATTGTCATCCCATCCATAGCATCTCTTAAATGTTCAGGCATTCGTGGTGCCCTAATCATATTATAGCTGCTGGTTTCCCCGTCAGCTTCTTTATTAAAATCATTATCAAACATCATTGATTCATATGTATGAATGCCAATTTCTTCATTTCTTTCAGGTGGTGTTCTACTAATAGAATTAAATACGGCACCACAAACAGCATCAGCTAAATCTTTAGATCCTTTTCTAGGGTGGTCTACCTTATCTCTCATAATTTTTAATTGCAATAATTCGTCTATAAGCAAAGGAATGTAAGGTCCATTTAATCTTTCTTCTAAAACAACCATTGCCATATCATCATAATGTTTTTTTGCAACTGATAGAATTTCTGTATTTATTCCATACGTTCTTAATTGTTGCATCATATCATGCGAGTTCCATCTATCAAAAGTACATACTCCAATATTAAACCCTCTTGTTTTAAGAGCAAGGATATAATCTCTAACCTCAGTAAAATCAACAGATTTATCAGCAGTTGGGGTCCAATACCTTACTGCATCAACAGAAACAATTGGCGCTGGTTGGGAATATTCGTTTGTAACCTTAACATTAACCCATTTTTCAACATGACCCATTGCTACAGCACAATGATCATGTTTTTGTGCAAGGTCTACATGAATAAAATATTTTTTATCTGGTTCTGGGATAAACCATTCTTCTAATCTACCAAATTTATCGACTGCGAGTGAAGTATTATTAAATGCACCTTCTACCTTTTCTCTAGATTTAAAAAAAGCATCTATCATTTCTGGTGGCATGCAAGCGAATCTTCCTAGGGCATCTAAGCTATTTTTATAAAAAGCAGTTTTAAAATCGTCTATGTTTCTAGTTGGATTTACTTCCCAGGTTGGTCTTTTTAACGCATAAACTTTTGGTATAGAATAAGAAATAATATTATCTTCTTCCCAATCTACATCAAATTCATTTCCCTCTATTCCATCTGGAAGGTCTTCATCCATTTTAAAATGATGGGTTCTTATAACTGTTTCTTTTTCTGCTATAACTGAATCGTAAAACTTTTGAATTGGATCATTTTTAAATCTTGGAAAAGACAATAAAATAACTTTGCCAAAATCTGGAAAACGAGAATCAACCGATGCTCTGTACATATCATATATGGCATCTGCCGTTTTAGCTTGATCATGACCAGTTGTATTTTCAATAGCAAAACCTGAAATTTCATCAAGAATAACTACAATTACGTTATAGCCTTCCCAAGCTTCCCTTTCCGAGTGTCCAGAGTGTACGGTAATTGCTTTATCAAATTTGATTTCAGAGGCTTTTGATTCATATTTGCCAGTAAACCATGGAGAACGCTCTATTCGTGTCTTAAAGCCCTTAAAGAAGACGTTATTGGCCTGCTGTGAGTTGATTGCTATATTCAAAATATCAATGGAGTCCCCAGGCGGTTTTCCATAATATGTGGCTGGGTTCTTTAAACATAGAAGCAAATAAACGATATAGGCAACAGCAATTGTTGAGCAATAATCTTTTCCCGAGCCTTTTCCTAATTGAGCTACAACTTCAGTGCATGTTTGTTTAAATATTCTTTTTCCTTCTTCTTCGCCAAATAATTTAGCTAAGGTTACTTCTCTATAAATTTGAGAGCTTTTTTGAATAAGAGTTGATTGTAATTCTGAAAGTGGTGGCAATCCTAAATAATTTGGATCAGTTACAAATGTTTGTAAATCTACTGGCTTTTCTTCAAATTCTTCGCCATCTAATATATCAATTAAATCTGAAAACTCAAACGACATTTTGTGATTCTATTACTATTGATTCGACTATGCCAGTAATTTGAGATAATCTTTTTGCAACTTCCATTTTGCATTTAGGACAAGAAGCCGTTACTTCTTTTAAAATGCCCACAAGAATATCTTGCTTTCTTTCTGTGTCTGCTATCTGTGAAGCTAATTCGTTGTTTTCTAAAACTCCAACAGATTGAAGCATGCCTATTCTTTTTGTTTCAATATCAGAAATAAGCTTTAATGCATTTGCTTTAATATTAAGCTGCCCAGATTGATCTGCGTCTTCTACAGTTTTCCAGGCTTCTTTAATTAACATTGCATAATGTTGATCCGCCCCAGATATTGCTTCTCTAGCACGGTCTCTTATATTGCTGTCATTGTGAACAACCGTTTTCCATTCATCAATAAATTCAACAACTTCTTTTCTAGAAAATCCAGTAATTGTAGCAATTTGAGTAGCAGAATTGCCCTTAAGTAATTCTTCGACTACTTTATTCATTCGATCAAAATGTACTGCTGGCTCTAATTCGCTCATTTATATATTATACTTCTAGTCAACTGAAATAGCAAGTTGAGCGTTAGCAATTTTATAAAGTATTAAATATCCAATTAAATCATCTACATCGTTATCGCCAGCAAAACCTTGATTATTCATTACTCTATTTAATTTATCATCAATTCTAACTTTTAATTGTTCTGTCGAATTTGCTTGTGAAAATATACGTGCAGGGTTAAGTGCAGAATCTCCATAAGAAATATTTTTTTCAATTAAAAGCTGTGCAATTTGATGACATGCCATCCAAATCTTATTGCCAGATGGAGCGCCAACTGAAGATAAATAAAGATCACGACAACTAAATTGTTTTACATCTGGATAAACTGGTTTTAACATTTTATCTCCTAGGTATTAGTACGGCAATAAAATGATCATCAATAGGATTATTGGGATCTTTTGTGTACTCTATGTTATTTATTATAAAATATTTCTCTACAATTGGCAATACCTCTAAATTAGAATGGTCCACCCATGTTCTGCTATGTAAAACAAGCTTATCTGTCATTTTATTTAAATCAAAAAGATATTCTTCTAATTCAGTATGCTCTATATGTTGAAACACTAAACTAGCCAAAACTGAATCAAACTTTTCATTTTTTAAATAATCCCAATCTGTGGTGTACATAATTTGTGGAAACCCTTGATTTTCTTTTGGAACTAAATCTAACATACTAGGAAAATCATAACCTGTTACACGATTAAAGCTTTTAGATAAAGCCAAAACATTTCTTCCAACTCCGCAACCAAAATCTAATGCAGATTTACCAGAACCCATTAATGATATTACTTCATTATATACTGGCATATCTTTAAATTCTCCGACGTATCCAGTTAATATTAAATCTCCAGCAGTATCTTTTGTAGCATTTTGCCATACATCTATGCTCATCTTTTTTTTAACATTCCAAACTCTTGTAAATATCTCTGTATGGTCATTGCAGAGACTCCGCATTCTTTGCCTATTTCTGTAACAGTTTTCTTTTGAACTATATATCTTCTATATAACCACTCTTTGCTTTGATACAATTTCATCTTTTTGTTAATACCTGATTTGAATAATGCGCAATTCCAAATGAATCTGCTACATCAAAATCATCAAGCAGCAAATTATATTTTTTATTAAAATAATCAACTGTTCTTTGTTTGCGCATATTTCTCATTTGATTTTTATACCAAGAATCGGCATATCCAGGACTTTTTAATCTTATTGCAGCTTTTTCTTCTTTTGTAGGATTTTTATTTCCAATATAAGCTTGCCAAGAAGAAGGTGATATTGTGATAACCTCAGCCCCCGTAGACATAAGTTCTGCTATGACAACTCCATAAACATATGACAATTTAATAACAGCATCTGGGGATCTTACAAGAATGGCTCCTTCAACTACTATGTAGTCTGCTTTTAATTCTTTTAGCATAGAGTTTACTTTACGTTTGGCGTCATATATTTTAGCAAAAATATCTTCCCCAACTAAATTTATTTTACCCCATTTTAATGGCTTGTCATTTTCCATTAAACAAAATGCTATTGAATTAGTAGATGCGTCTATACCCAAAACTCTATTTGCTTTAGTTTTAACTAATTTAGCTAATGTCATCAATTATCTCTTTTAATTTTTTTTGTTTAGATTCATATTTGTTTTTTTGACAAATAGAGCATTCACCCTCTAAATTATATCGACTTAGTTTTGATTTACATTTTTTGCAAATTCTTAATGCGCCATTTTTAACAGCTTTTTTTTCATAATATTTTTCCATAATTCTTTTATTAGTTGCAACCTTACAACATTCATCTGAACAATATTTTTGATTATGTGTTTTGGGAGTAAAATCTTTAGCACAATCTTTATTAAAACAAATCATATAATTGGGGTTTCATAAAGTTCTATTTGAACTGTACCCATCGGGCCAGATTTATCGTAACATTCTTTTTTAACTGGGCAATAGGTGCATGGCATTTTTGATTTTGTTGCACCCGCTGGCCTCATTGGAAGATCTCCATTTTTAAAATTATCATAAACCTCTTGCATCCAAAGAAATGCATCTTCTATAATTTTTTTATTTTTATCATTCATTGAAATTGGAATAATTAATATTTCTTGTGTATTTTTATTTTCATATAAAAAGAAGCCTTCTTTGGCATTTTTTAATTTCATGTATGTAAGTAATTGAAGCATGTGATTTGGAGAAGATTTCATTTCTGATTGTCTTGTATCCCATACCTCTTGTTTAGCAGTTTTAATTTCACCAATAACGGTTTCGCCATCATACTCCATTATAAGATCTATAAACCCTCTAATTGGAGGGTACTCATTAATAATTTCTTCTTCTTCAGCCCTCCACTCTGGCATTGTAGATATAAGCTTTTGAAGTCTTTCATGTGCTTGTGTACCTTGAGCCATATTGGCAACTGCCACCGCATCGTTATCGTCAATAAAAACTGCACCAGAAAAAGCCATGTACCAATATCGTGGGCATTTACCATGACCATAACCAAGTGAACTTGGACTAAATGATTTTTTTGTCATCTCGCCATCTGCTCTTTTTGTTTTACGATAAGATTCATCTAGCAATGAAGCAAATTTTTCTGGGTCAAAAAACTTTCCTGTATGTTTTTTAAATTTTAAATTTTTTACAATATCTCTAGCCATTAGTAAACCTAAAAACTATAGCTGCGCCTAGCCATATGCCGACAATACCCATTACTGCTGGAAAATATGGCGGTGCTGGAACTGGTAATTTAAATGCAGCAAAAATTCCACCAAGTATTGCTCCTGTAAAGGTAGATAAAAATATATCTTTAATCATTATGAATTATACCTAACTACATATTTAAGTGCATCTACAAGTTTGTCTATGGACTCCTTTACCGAGTAGTACACATTTTTTTTATTATTATTGACAGTGCCTGCTTTGTCTTTTGCAATTGTTGAATATACTGAAGACATGACGGCAAATTTAGTTGACATTGCTTGCAATTCCATAATTAACATTGGCGCTTTGGCTGAAGGTACATCTGGGTTCATTAGAAGCTTAACAACAATTGCTAATGCTTTATCTAAATGTTCATCTTGCATAAACTCATGCAAATCATTAAACTCTGTTATATCTCCTATTAACTGTAGTGTATTTTTATCTTCCGCCATTTTTAATCTCTTTATCTAATTTATCAAGGAATAATCCAAGTGGATACCCTATACATAATCCTATCATAACGCCTAAAAAAAAGATAGTCATATTTTTGTCCTTCCATCTATATAAAATCTATTTTCATCATGAATTAATATTGCTTTTGTTTTTAAAACAGATGGGTCTTCACCAACTTTAATAACCTGTCTACCTACAACATTTTGAGATACAACGTCCCTAGCCTCATTCATTACTATTTTATCGTACTCAATTTTTCCATATTTTTTTACGCCTTCTAAATATTCTTTTGATCCAGAATGTTCCCAATTAATAAATACTCTTAAAAATATTTTATTTTCGCCAGAAGTAACTGCTTTTGCAGAATGCCAAAATGGTAAGCCAGAAGGGAATACTGTTATGTCTCCAGCTCCTGGCTTATAGGTAAATAGTTGATTTTTTGCTTCATCTATAAACTCAACTTCCCCTCCCTCATAATTATCATTAAGGTAAAAAGTAAAAGTTATTATTTGTTTTCCACCAGTCATATGAATTCTATGCTCATGCCTATCAGTATGAAATAATATTGCATATTTTTCTTTTGGTTTAATATGATGTTTTAATATTTCAATTTCACTAAATCCAAGCTTTGTACTTAATTCCCAAGATGTAATAAAATTTGGCCACTCGCTATTCTTATAGTCCGATATATAATCTTGAAAAACAATATTCATTGCTTCATTAACTTGTTCCCTTAAATCATATTCCATTTTATTATAATTTTCATTATTAATTTTTATATTTGAATTATCTATTTTTGATCTATGGCCGAAATTATACCAAGGTGTCCATTGCATAATAAAATCATTACTATTTTTTAAAAATGGCTGCGCCCCATGATAATCATTTATTGCAGATTCTTCTGGTGCAGTTATATCATATTGAGACATATCTGTCATAGAATCATTAATAATTTTTATAAATTTATTTAATGTTTCTTTAGAAAAAATATCTTTATATACAACTACTTGTGGCATTATTACAACTTTATTCATTTTCTTTATTCCAGTCTATAATTCTTTTTACAAAAAAGCTCATGCCATTTTCATTATTTTTATTTTTATCAAAGAAATCATCTCCTGGCATATATATATTTTTTTGAAAATATCCTAAAGAACTTTCTACCTTATGTCTGTATTCTTCAAATTTAGACATAAGGTCTGGACCAAACTCGCTTAATATTTTTTTATATTCCTCTGATCCAGTATAGTTCCATATAAGAAAATGTCTAACAAAATATTTATAATTTCCATGTAATGGTAACGCTGCATGAAAAAATGGTTTGTAGGATGGAAATACTACAAGGTCTCCTTTTTTAGGTTTATAGTTAACAATTAAATTATTAAATTCATCTAAATAAGATACTTCGCCACCTTCGTAATCATCATTTAAATAAATTGTTGAAGTCATAATGGCTTTCGGGCCAGCAGAAAAATGAGATCCAAACGCATCTAGATGATAGTTGATTGCAAATTTTTTTGTAGTATCTTTATTGTGCCTAAGAAGTTCTACGTTTGATCCCATCCAACCATCATTATTTTCAGGATTGTCTTTTATAATATTTTTAAAATTCCAATTTGTTACAAATTCTCCAAAAATTCTTTTCCAATCATCCCAGTATGTTGGTTGATTTTCATATTTATCAATCATTTCTTTTGTAGACCACTCATCTATATAATCTTGATAAACATAATTTAAAGTACTTTTAATTTGTTGCAATGTTTTAATTTGTTTTTGAGATTCAGCAGTGTATTCATTTAAATTAAACTCAGAAGAAAACATTCTATCTTCATCCATTAAAAAATGACTACGTATCCCAAGCTCGTACCATTCTTCCCATTTTTGAATTATTTCACCAGAATTGCTATCAATTGAATTTTTTACAACTTCTAGTATGTCATCTATATTATCAAATGCATTTTTATATAAATTAACAAATGGCATTATTTGAATTTTATTAATTTTATTCATGATGCTCCTCCCAAAACCTAATTAAATCTTCTAATATTGACCATTCTATTATACCAAGTCTAACTTTACTTTCATTGCCTATAATTATTTTAAGTGCTGGGTGCATGTCTCTATTTACTCTAAATGTATCGGTACATATTTTTGCCCAATTTTCTTTATTTAAGGTAAAAGATTTAGATGCTTCTTTATAGTCTACAAGAAACTGCTTCCATTGAGCATCACCTTTTTGATAATCCCCACGCCCAGAATTTTTTTGAGCTTTGGCACCGTCTCTTTTAACTTCTGAGCGCTCAGACATTATCCTACCTTAAATTTATTTTCATGCCCATCTGGACACGTCCAAAACATTTCAAGAGTTTCTTGATTAAAATAATAAACTAAGGAATCTAAATCACATTTTCCACATGGCCTAGGGGAATCTATTTTTTCAATTCTACTATTGCTTAATATTTCTTTTTCTATTTCTTTTTGATTAAAAAATTCATTAAGATTTGGCATTTATTTCTCCTATTAAGTTGTCTACAACATCTGGATTTTCTCGCAAATATGCTACAGTTTTTGCACGTCCTTGAAAACGTTCTCCATTTACTGTGTACCATGCGCCACCTTTTTCAATAGACCCAATCATTTCTGCGACATCGAGTGTTTCTCCAACACTATCTACTCCTAAAGATTCTCCTTGATAATAAAAGTCATACTGTCCTGAAAGATTAGGGGGGCCGAGTTTGTTGTAATCAATAATCCAATTGACTGGTCTGCCAACTCTTTGTTCAATAATTTTATCGCCAACTTTAACGCCAGCTTTGATAGCATTAGCTTCAGCTTCTGAGGACCAAAGTTTGATGACCGTGGATGAAAAGAACTTAACTGCCATTCCCCCTGTTGGAATATGGGAGGCATGCATAGATCCGAATTGATTTCTTTGTTGTGAGATGAGAACCAATAATGTATTTTTGTTTGCATAATTTAACATTTTGACTGCATGAGTCATATCCTTTGCTTCTGCTCCGATTTGCTTAGTGTCTTGCAAATCTTTCATTTCATTTCCATCTTTTTCAAAATAAATAGCTGGAAGTAGTGCTGAGATGGAGTCCACGACTATCAAATCTACTCCTGCATCCATTAATTTTGTAGCAACATCAACCATATCATTTACGGTTTTAGCTGGGGAATAGATAAGGGAAGATGAATCTACTCCGAGCATTTCTGCCCAAGATTGATCGTATGATGCTTCTGCATCGATCCATGCACAGGTTTTACCTTCTTTTTGTGCAAGTGCAATCATTTGTAAGCAAAATGAAGATTTGCCTGCGGACTTATTTCCCCAAACAAGAACTTGTCTCCCATAACCAAGCCCACCTTTTAATGCTATGTTTAAACCAATGCTGGGTGTTTTTTGTTTTTCAACAACCACATTTTGAGCAGATTGTACTCTGGCCCTGGTTTTTGGATCAAGTTTTGCTAAAATATCATCAATTGCTATCATGATTTATACACGGGCGAATCGTGATCAATGAAACCAACCTTTGTCTGATTTCTGGTACATGTGTATAGAAGTGCATTCCATGGCTCATTCCCGTCCATTTTATACATTAATTCAAATCCAAACTCTTCTTTATCTGGGTCATAGGTTATAACCATAGAACTTCCGTGATTGTATATAAAATCATTTGGCCATTTTTGCTCTATTTGTGCGAGTTCCAATAAATTTTTTTTAGGAACCACAAGCTTTCCGTAATGTTCTAAAATTGCAACAAGTGTATTTGTTGCTTTTAATTCAAAAGCAATTTTTTGACAAACAATTTTATCTTCTTGTGTCATTAAATCATCTAGATTTTTCATAAATCTCTTTTCTTTTTACTATTATATCATTAAAATAAATTGCCGTGAAGCATTGGGCGTGTTTTATTTTTTTCAATTTTATTAAATAAAACTTCATCCAAGCTATGGGTAAGGTCCCCAGTATTTTTCATTGCAGCATAAACATCCAAAATTCTAATTAAAACATCTGCTATTTCTTCTACAACTTCTTCAGAACCTTTATTTTTACGGATAGCTTCCAAAACCTCAGTAACTTCCGAATGTACAAGAGCGAGTTTATTACCAATTTTGTCATAATTAATTTCTCCTTGCCAAAATCCTTTTTCAATTGCTGTCTCGTGAAGAATAGCTGCCAGCGGATCCAATCCATAATCTGTTACTAAATTTGGCAAACTATTACTCGAAGTCGTTAATGAGCTGGTTGTTATTATTCCCTGATTCATTTTCTGCCTTTAACTTAAATGTAAAAATTTGATTATCTGAATTGTAATCAACTTGTAATTCTTTATCTACTTTTGCTGCATTTAAAAATATAGTGGTTGGAATTTGAATTTCCCCCAGTGTTTCTAACGCTGCAATTAAAATCTTTGGAATTGTTAATGCTCCAAAAACATCATCTGCTGTAGTAACTTGAATTTCTTCTGTCATAGTATCTCCTTTATATTTAATGTACCATCATCCAATTTAGATAGTACAACTTTACACTTCATTCCTTCTCTCATTTTTGCCAATGTCATTTTATACATTGTTGGAAATGCAATTGCTCTAGTTAATTCTTTATCTTTATTAGATAATACTATATGACTCATTGTTTTGCCAGCTTTTGTTTGATACGGAGTAAAATTAACCACAATATATTCATCTTCTTCTAAATCATATTCTTTTCTGTACAGGTAGTCTACAAATAAATCATCTGATTTTGAATTAATATCGCTAACCTTAATATATCTTGCAATTCTATTATCACCTACCAAAATAAAATACATTTGGCCTGTTTCAATTTGTGTTTGCTCTGTGTGAAACAATCCTATTGATCCAGTTTCATCAACAAGCTCAACTCTGGCCCAGCCAGCACCACGTTTAATACTTTTTACCATACCAAACATAATAAATGATCCAAGGTCATCAAATTCTTCAATAGGTCTTGCTTGAGCTTTAATTCTTGGAGGTATTCCTTCCAAATTAAAAGAAGGTATTCCTAAGTATTCGTAGTAGTTGTCTTTTTCATTGCCTTGCCTTTTGTTGTCATCAAACGCAGCAGCGCCGATGGAGTTAAGAGCAGCAATAGCACGGCTGTTAATGCCAGAACCTTTTTTCGATGCTTTATCAATAAAGTCAACATAATTTTGATATGGCCTTCTTTCAATTATTTTATTAGCAATATTGTCTGAAATGAATTTCACTTCAGCTAATCCAAATCGAATAGAATTTTCTTGTAGCTCAAAATGAACACTCGATTCATTAATATGAGGAAGCAATATTTTTAATCCTAATCTTTTTGATTCAATTAAATATTCTGTTCTTGCATCTTTATCATTTTCGTTTTTAAGAATGGAAAACATAAACTCAAGTGGATAATTAACCTTAAGCCAAGCAGTATAATAACTAAGCATAGAGTAAGCAACAGCATGGGAGCGGTTAAAAGAATAACCAGCATGTGCTTCAAAATCATGCCATAGCTCTTCTGCTTTTTTCTTAGAAATGTGTTCTGAAGCCCCAGTAACAAATTTATCCTTGAACTGGTCAAATTCTTTTGCATCTTTTTTCTTTCCAATAATCTTGCGGACCTTATCAGCCTCTGCCCAAGTCATACCGCCCAAGTGTACACATGCTTGCATAACTTGTTCTTGATATATAATAACACCATAAGTATTCTCAGTAAAAGGTTTCATTATGTTATGAGTATATTCTACGGCTTCTTTCCCATGCTTTCGATTAATATATGCTGCACCCACTGTATTCATAGCGCCTGGTCTAACCAATGCATTTGAAGCAGCAAGATCTTCAAATTTATCAATTCCCATTTTAATCAAAAGGTTTGTATATGGAGTTGCTTCTGCCTGAAATACCCCTTTAGTATATCCTTCATTAAGCATTTTATATACTTTAGAGTCATCTAATGACAATTTTGATAAATTAATATCTTTCCCTGTACGCTTTTTAATAGACTTTAATGTATCAGAGATTACAGATAAAGTCTTAAGTCCTAGGGCATCTAGTTTAATAAGACCTATATCTGCAACCGTATCCATATCGTATGCCACGACAGGAATTCTTCCTGATACTTCATCGTTTGCATCCGCCCTTGATTCTACTGGGGCAAATTTTCTTAGATCATCTTTTGCAACCACAACCCCAGCAGCATGTACGCCAACAGATCTAATTCGACCACGCAATCTATCTGCAAGCCAAACAACCTCTGGGTATCTTAATCTAAATTCTTTTGTATTTGGTGAATCAATAAAGTCTTCAAATGTATCTACTGATTTTAATGCACGATTTACTTCTTGCAATGGAACCATAAAAATACGGGCAGCATCTCTAATAACTCCTTTATCTTTAAAATAAGTATAAGTAGAAATAGAAGCTACATGCTTAAATTTTTTCTTTAAATAATCTTTGACTTCTTTGCGACGACGATCTTCAAAATCCGTATCAATGTCTGGGAAATCATTACGCTCTGGATTAATAAATCTAAAAAACAATAAATCATATTCAATTGGGTCTACATCAGTAATTCCCAAGGCATAGCAAACTAATGAACCTGCTGCAGAGCCACGGCCTGGGCCTACACGAATATCATTTTCTTTTGCCCAATTAATCATATCCCCAACAACAAGAAAATAAGAAGCAAAATTCTTTGAAGCAATAATAGACAATTCTTCGTCAAGACGTTCTCTGTAGACCACATCTGAAGCCTTCTGAAGCCTCTCTAAGCCGTTTTCAGCCAACTCTCGTAGCTTTTCATCGGCATCTGTTTTTGGTACTGGCAGGAGGTTAAGTCCTTGATAAAAATCATATTCTTCAATTTGATCTGATATATCAGTTGTATTTGTATATATATCTGTTCTAGTAATTCCAGCAGAATTAAAATCTGTTTCAATTTCAGAACGAGATTGAATAAATAAATTATAATCTTGAAATGAAATTCGTCGATCAGGATATAAATAATTAAATCTTTCTAGCATATCTTTAATGTTTCTAGACATGTCAAAATCTGAATCTTTATCCGCTTTGGGGGATGTTGAAAGAATTAACAATGCCTCTTCTAAAATTCTATCTTCTTCTTTAGCAAAATGAGCATCTCCTGTTGCAACCGCTTTAATTTTAAGTTCATCGGCCAATTCAAGAAGCTTTAAATTTATTTCCGCTGGGTTATGGGATTGAACTTCGACATAAAAATCTTTGCCAAATTCTTTTTTAAAGGAACTAAGCATCAACTTAGCTTCTCCAAATTCACCTTTTTCAATTGCTTTACTCATAAGACCATTTAAACATCCAGAAAGAACTATAATCCCTTCTTTATATTCAAACAAAATTTCTTTATCAATACGTGGCTTGTGATAAAACCCTTCATTCCAAGCAAGCTCTTGAAGAATATTAATATTTTCTAATCCCTTTTTATTTTTAGCTAAAAGGATAATGTGATTATAAGCTTGAATTGATTTATCAGTTTTAGATGATCTATCAAATCTATCTGTCGGAGATATGTAAGCTTCAACTCCAAGGATTGGTTTAATCCCTAATTCTTTTGCAGCAATTTGCATTTCTCTATGTGATGCCAATGTTCCATGATCTGTAATTGCGATGGATGTTTGACCAGCATCTAGCGCTGCTTGACACAATTCTTTTGGTGAATTAAGACCATCCATCAATGAATAATATGAATGAACATGTAAATGAGTAAAGCTCATTACCATCCACCCCGACATTCATTTCTAGTATGATAGAGTCTAATCTTTACCATCGTTTTTTTAGTTGGTGCAGTTAATAATTCGTTGCAACACCCACAGTTAATATCCCATTCTCCACTAAGAAAATCATAACGGTATCCGCCTTTTTGTTCCGCATATTTTTTCATACGAAAGGTTGTAAATGGATCTGGGATTTCTAAATTAATCATTTCCGCCGTTTTCTTTATCATGTGCCCAAAGTGGGATTCGAACCCACGCTGTATGGATTTTAAGTCCACTGCCTCTGCCACTGGGCTACTCGGGCCTGCAAGGGGGCATTGCTGCCCCCTTGGGACCGCTACCAGTCTAGATTGCTACTTGTAGAAGAAGATTCTTCTACGGCATGTCCGCCTTCGCCAGCAAAAAATGCTTCTTGCTCTGTATAAGGCAAATCACGTACTGCAGTTGTTTCTAAATCATATAGTCCAACTGCTGCAGAATCAAATGCAACTTCATCTTTTTGTAAGGGAATAATCGTATAACTTGTATCTGTTTTTGTTCCCGAACGCTTAATGCGCCACATAAGATTAGTAATAGATCCCATTTCGCCAGCATACTCAATAAGTGTAGGCGTAATTGTTTTACCGCTAGATCCTTGTGAAAGAATTGCAACATATGGATCTTCTTTACCATCGTCAAGAAGAACATTAATATAAAGTCGTGAACGGCCCTTCCATCCCGCTTTATAATCTTTGCGGTGTTGTTCGCAACCATAGCACTTTCCTTGATCTTCCATTGTACAAAGTGCTTTGCGACGATAATCTTTTGGATTAGTATGTTCTACTGCAATAAATCCAAGCCCAGCTTTTTCATTATACGTTGGTGAATCTGGATCTAGCTCTTGCAAGAAACGAATTTTAACGCTTTCTGCATCTTCAAGTTTTGCCCAACGTGCTTTTGTTCCATCGTTTTCTGAATAAGAAGGCTTATCCATAACCTTATTTAGGTCTTTTAGTCCTTTAACGATACCCATTTGTATCCTCTTTTCTATAGTTGATGGTATATATCCATCTGTATTTATATTTTATCACGAACCCAAGACTGATATTCAATATTGGATACCGCATTTTTAATGCAAGATTTAATTTCCTCTTCGGTCATATCTCCTGCATCTTTTGCATCATGTGGATATATCTTACCATAAGTATAAGAAGCCCACAAGAGGTCTTTATTCTTTAATCTAGCCACAACGCTATTGCCTAGCTCTCTGCCTGCTAAATCAGAATCTGTCATTATAATTATTTTATTAAAATATCTATTGACTAAATTAATATTTTCTGAGGATAGGTGGCCACCAAGCGTTGCAATAACATTTGGGAATCCAGCTTGATGAACTAATATTGCATCAAAGCTTGACTCTACAATAATTGCAGTATCACCAATTTTTTTAGCACGGTGTATATTAAACATGGTTTTATTTTTAGGCAAATTTGTACTATTCTTAAACTTTTTTTCTAAGATTGATCTTCCAACTAATCCAACTGGTGTTCCATCTGGACTATGTACTGGAACTGTGACCATGTTCATTTTAGGAGAGTATCCTAAATCAAAATGATTTATGGACTCTAAATTAATTCCTCTAGAATTAAAATAAGATTGAGCTTCTTGACTATTAATTAAATCGGTATGTAAATTATTTAATGTATCTAAAGGAAATTCTTCAAAATCTGGTTTATCGGATAATACATCATTTAACATTTCGTCAAAATTTGATAACATTTCTGTTTCTTTAGAATAAATAAATCGCATCGCTTGAAAATCATTTTTATGAAGTATACGCTTTACTAATTCTGTTATTGATCCAGTTTCGCCACATGATGGATTAAAACACAGCCATGCACCAGTTGTTTTACTTATGCTACAACTTGCACTATGTCTATTTGAATGAAATGGACAATAAAAAGATATTTCAATATCGGTTTCTCCCGCAACATCAAGTCCAATTTCTTTTACTATAGACTTTATATGCTCTGGAGCATATTGAGCGGTATCAGTTTTCCTTGCGTAATTCCCTCTGACTGACATGCTTTCTTCTTTCCTACATATACTCCATAGAGTGTCATTAAGAACACCCAAGTTTCTCCGTCAAATTCTACCGAAAAATTGGTATCTATGTCAAGTACCCTAACATAGCCTTTGATTCTCATATCATGAGTTAATAGGCTTTCATATTGTGCCCTAACCCTGATCATGTCTGAATCGTCTCTAAAGTTAACCTTTGCTTGGAATCTTTTTATCTGTTTGTGATTCATTATTTTGGAAAGGATTCTCATAAATTTCTTTTACGATACCACGGTTGATATCCCAATCTAAGTATAAACCAAACTCATGCCCATGTCGATTTTTTCTTGAAACAATCTCAATCATATTTGTTCCTGGGTATCTATGAACAGCCATAGCCATATCTGCATCGTATTCGATAGCTTTAGACCAAGCAACTTGCGACATCATTGGAGGGTTTTCTTGATCTGATACGTCGTCGGCTGTTGCAGCAGTAATATCAATAATTGGAATATTATTTGATACCGCCAGCATTTTAAATTCACGAGAAACATTTCTATTTCTTTCAACTTCAGAGTTGCTTCTTTTATTATCATTAAATAATTGATGATAATCAAGAATAACTAGATCTGGTTTATGCTGATCTATTTTGCCTTGGATTGTGGCTGGCGTAACTTCTGTATTACCTTCATTTGAAATAAGAATAAAACTATTTTTATCTGCAAACTTTTTTGTAGACCATGAACGGAAATCATCAATATTAATATCTCCCTTAGAAAAATCTGAAGCTTTGAATAAACCAGAACCCAACATTGTATAAATGCGATCACGCATATTTTCAGGGGACATCTCAAGGGAAACAATCATTGGTTTAAATCCTTGTTCCCAAGCCTTACATGCTAAATAAGAAGTAAACCATGTCTTACCTTTACCTGGCCAACCAATTGCAACAATTAAATGTCCTGGCGCCATACCAGTCGGGTAAGCTATATCAATAGCATCAAATCCAGTTTTAATTCCTGGGGACCCGCCCATTTCAGCAGAACGTACACGCAATAATTCCATATGCCTAATAGCAGCATCGGCATCCGTTATATCTAAATCTCTAACATTATTTGTAAACCTACTAAGTCCAGCAAGTTCACTTTGCATCTTCTCAAGAACTCTTGACGCAGCATCTTCTTTTAATGCAGAACCACTTTTTAAAATAATATTTTTTAGCTTACTAGATAGAAATTCATTTTTTAAAGTATCTAAATAATATCCAGTTTGTCCTTTAACATCAACTGGTTCAAAATCTTTAAATTTTTCCTGAAGGATACCAGCTTCTGGTACGGCTTTAAATTTATAATAATATGATTTAAGTCCATCCCAAATATCTTTATGAGAGGTAAATAAATCATCAACATTGTCAGCAAGCAAAGTGCTAATATCTTTATTTTTACATACTGCTGAAATTAATTCTGCTTCTGTATTCATTCTATACCGCCTTGCTCTACCATCTTTTTCGTTTCTTCCAATAACAAACGACGCTTTTCTTTATCTTTTTCAATTTCTGTTTTTAAAGAATCCATTTTGTCAAAATTATAAAAGAAAAATTGTAATGGATGACCATTCTTATTTAACTCAAAATAATATTCTATTAATTCTTTTGCACGATCAAATCCTACACTATCAATTACATCTTGCATAGCCCATTTCTCACGAAATTTATTAATTGTTAAAGCTCTAGTATATTTATCTTTATATAAATTTTGATATAAAGTAAGAAGTATATATGGCTCTCTGCTATTTGCCATTCTTTAACTCTTCTTCTACCTCTTGGGTTTTAGAAATTAATTTGTTTTCAACAAAAGCATAAACTCTTTCTGTTGCAGCATCGACGGTTTCTCCTTGACGAACATCATCTTCAACGCCTACGCCTATTTTAATACTTTCATAATTACCAAGATTTCTAGTAAATGATAAGTCTATTTTAACTCTTGTTGTCATTTGTGGTCCGCCTTCATGTGCCTAGATAAACTATCGTGTGCAAAAATACCCCAACGAAGTTCCCATTCTTTTTTACAAATTGAACATATTACCATTCTGCTCATTACTCCGCCTTCCATACTGGTACGAACTTCCCATCTTCTGTCTTAGTATACAATATTAAATTGTGTTTGAGAAGCCCCAATAATTCTGTGCGTGATGGAAGCTCTAAAGAATGTCCTGAATCTAATATATGTTGATGTAAATCTAATATATCTTTTTCTTTAAACATATACTTAGACCAATTTTTATTTTCAAAATCTCCTATTGGATATATTTTTGCTGGCGTTGCAATTTTTTCATCAAGAATATAGTCTTGAATTGTTACTCTGTGTCTACCTAATAATTTACCAACTTGTACTACAGAATAAGCTTCTTCCATATTTTTTCGTACCTGCGAATAGGCATACAAAACTCTTTTATGGTCTGGATAGCACCAAGCAATAAGTTCATCTTTAGATCTTGATGCACTTAATACTTTATGTATTTTATCGTTTAAGAAGAAATACCGTATCTTTTTTGATTTTGCTGTTCCTTTTGATCTAACCATTTACCGAAAGCACTCGTCTCCTTATTAATCATCCATCGTTTTCCACACATAATACAAAATAATTCCATATGAAGTTTTTGTGAAAATACCCTATCAACAAAAACTCGTCCATTACATTTTCCACACCACATTATAGAGTAAACAACTTTCCGTCTACGACACAAGAATAGTCTGGCGAGACATGAATCATTTGTACATGTGGATAGTCATTTACAATATGAGCAACTGCAAATCCCTTTTGCCAATCATGATGTTGAGTATATTTCATTCCTGGGCCCTTTTCATCACACATATGACCAATTTCATACCCTCTTAAAGTTTCGCCTTCACCATTATTTCTAAGCTCATACGTTACCATATGAGAAGCAATTCTGTGTGAGTGGCCACGAATTAAAGACACTTGCATATCTTCCATGTCTTTTCTTGCTGATCCTGTTGCTGCAATTGAAAGCCCGTGGTGTACGTGGATATCTCCAAAACGACGTTTAGGTAATTCATCATAATAAATGTATTCATACCCCAGCGAATCTAATCCCCAAAGAGCCTCTGGAGTAACTTCATTAATATAATCAGGAAGTTTTGCATCTACATAATTAAAAATTCTAACATCATGATTTCCTAATGCTGAAAACAATTGTGCATCTGGAAGCATTTCTCTTGTTTTAGTATAAAAATCTCTTGCACCCTTTGCTTCATGACGCATCATTGGAACAATAAGATCTCTGCTGTCTGTTTTATGAAGGTTTAAAAATTCTGCTGATCGTCCTTCTGTATATTTACTATAACAAGCTTGGTCATCCGTATCTCCAAGATAATCGACAACATCTGGCTTAAACCATTTCATAACCTTAAACCATAAAGCAATCATTTTATCATCTTGATATGGGAATTGCTGGTCGGACGATAGCATCCATTTTAAATCGTTGCTCATTAAATACCTCAATACGAAAAAAGTCACGAAGGCGTGACTTTGATGTTACAATAATTGTAACATATTAATATAAACTGTCAATGCTTAAATTGCGGAAAATGTTCCTACAGCTATCCAAGAAAGAAAACACGATAAATTAGAGACTGGTGCGCATGGGATTACATAATATGTAAACCCGCTGGTTGTAACTGCACCTATTACAACAGTATATTTATAATTTGCTGGTCCAGAACTTGTAAATTGTAAATTTGCAGTAACTACTGGTGCGGTAGTAAATTTATTTGCACCCCAAGATACGGTTCCAGTATAACCTTTAGTTTTATCTACAGCAATTTTAGCTGTTAATGAAGCAAGGGTATCATTATATGTTTTAGGAATAACGGTACTATTTCCCAAACTATCTCCAATAGTAACTCCGCTGGATGTGTCTCCTAAAGCTACCAACTGAACATTATTAATAATAGTTCTAATTGTATCTGCTGTTACTGGGTCTCCATCATTAATATTAACTGGTGTTAGTTGTACCATTCTTACTCCTTTGGTTGTTCCGCTGGAACTTCCTGGTTATTTAATTGATCTGTTAATTGCGTAATTTCAGCACGAAGAATTGCCATGTTTGTCTCATACATTGAGACAAGTTGACCAATACGTTCTTGTAATGCTTGAATTACTAGCTCTGCTTTATCCATTATTTGCCTTTCAATTCGGATACTTCTTGTTGTAATGATTCTACCATATTTGATAGTTCTTGTACAGCTTTTGTAAGAGGAGAAATAAATTGCTCATACCTTAACCCCTGCATAGAATTAGGATCTGTTTTGTCATCCATTGACCATCCTGCAAAATCTTCTACTCCAGATAAATCTATGGCATTTTTAACTTCTTGTGCTATAAAACCCCAATGTGTTCTTATGCCTTCTTTATTTTCAGTTTTTATAAAACCATTTTCATCAATTTCAGGCTCACCGTCTGCATCCTTTATTACATCTGTTTGACCAGATATAAATTTATATGACACTGGCCTCAAAGATTTTATAAAATTAAGCCCCAAATCTGAATCTTTTATATCTTTTTTAAGTCTAATATCCGAACTGACATTTGGACTATTTACTAAATAAGCAGTAGTCCATCTAAATGGATTTGTGCCAGTTAGTCCTAACGCCCAGGTATTATTTGTCCATGGGTACCAGTGAGAGCTAGCTCCAGAGTGATCTGAGCCGACCATTCCTATTGCATTTATATACATTCCTCTTGCAGCATTTGGAGATATATATAGGTATGCATAATCTGTGCTTGTTCCTACATTTAATGCATATGAAGATGATGTAAGATTGATGCTTGATGCAGATATGGATCCACCGTTAATTTTATCTGCAGACAATGTTCCAGTAGTAATTTTAGTTGCATCGATAGAAAAGGCGGAAATAAAATCGGATACTACTGCTGCAGAAGAAACTGTTCCAGTATGTATCAATCCGCCATCAATTGTTGTTGTATCTACACCAGTACTTATTTTTGCAACAATAGCAGCTCTGTCAAAACTTGATGTTGGTAATGCTGCCTCTGCAATAGCTTTTGCTGCTGCTGCTGCTGTTTTTGCAGTTGCTGCATCTGTTGCAGCTTGTTGTGCATTTGCAGATGCAGATGATGCTGTGCCACTTGCTCCAGCTGCTGCAGCTGCTGCGTCGTCTGCTGCTTTCTTTGCTGCAACAATTTGATCAAAAGTAGCACCAGAACCAATAACAATATTTCCACTTATTTGTGCGCCTTGTGCATAAAGCACACCATTTTTGTCTACTTTAAATGATCCATAAGTTCCATTATTATTACCAATCCAGATTCTATAATTTGTATCAACTGCACTTAAAACAATTTGATCTGACGCTGCTGCGCCTAACGATAAATATCCAGTAGAAGATATTGTTGCACCATTTTGTGAAAATTTTGTTCCATCTATTGACCAGCCAGAAATAGATCCCTTTTGTGCAGACAATAATCCAGTTGATGCATCTAGTGCAAATGTTTGTCCCGTTGAAATACTTGTGCTTGTAGAATCATATCCATAAATACCGCCACTATTAAATCTTACTCTAGCCCCGCTATTAGGAGTTGGGCCTGTATAAAGTGATCCTCCATTTAATTGTACATCCCCAGTAAAGGATCCGCCAGTTGCATTTATTTTACCTGTTGTATAAAGATTTGAACCATCCCAATATAAAAATGAAGATGAGCTTCCAACTCTAAATTGTCCAGTATTTAACCAATAATTATTTCCTTGATCAGTTGTAGATTTATTTAATATTATTCCGCTCCATGGCAATGATGCTGTCATTGTTGGAGTTGTTGTTATTGAATTATTTATAGTTTGAGTTATACCAGTTCCTATTTTAAATAGGTCTGACGTTTTACCACCAATAGATAAAATAGACTTTAATTGTGCCCATGCGTCTGAAGGGGCGCTGGGGTCCACTACGGGACCGAATGTGCCATTATATGGGGAGACCCACGATAGAGCATTATAAGGGCTCTTAGCGGTAACCTGATAATAATAGAGGGTATTTGGTACAAGGCCTTTGACTGTAAATGAAGTAGTGGTTTTCCCTTCTACCTGCCCATATTCCCAAATAGGATTTTGTGTTGTAATTGGATTTTGCGTGGTCCATCTAAGTACGTATCCCGAAGTATTTGAATCTGTATTTGCTGTCCAGCTAAAAGTAACTCCAGCACTAAACCCACTTTTATCATTTGCATCTATAAATGCTGTTGGTGTATTTACACTTGTTGGTGCAGATGGTGGCGTTGATGTATCTGGGTCAGAATTTTTTCCTGATATGGGGCCAGCAACAGTTCCATTAGGAGATTTGTGTAGATATTTATCTCTATAATAAACTTTAATATATCTTGTGGAATAGTCGGTGCCAGTTAATACTACAGCTTGATTTGCCGTTCCAATATAAACTACTTTTGAGCTATCATTAAAAATTCCATCTGGGCTTTCGTAAATAATTGTATCTACATAAGTTCCAAAACTTGGCTTATCCCATTTAATTCCATATGAACCAATGCCTTGTGTAACAACAACATTAGTTGGTTCTGTGCATTCATTTGGTGGGCTGTATGATAAAAAATATGTTGCTGATCTTGGGCCTTCAATTATTCCGCTTGAATCTTGATATAAATAAGAAAATGTAAATCCATATTTAGCAAATAATTTTACTTGAAGATTATCTATTGTTACAGTATAAGAATCTTGAGATTGCAAAGAAGCAGCATTATTTCCAGCAGATGTAGTTTTGCTTAGGTCTGGTGTGTTAGCAGAGGCAGCGTTTCCTCCATCTATTGCTGGTAGCATATTAGAAAGTCAGCCCTATTCTATATTCTATGTCCGTTGAAATTCCATATGGTTTTGATATTGGTGTAGATAACACTGAACGGCTTATCATTCCATAAATTGTGCTAAATGTATCCTCATCATTTACTCTGAGGCCATCTAATAATACAACAGTACTGCCAGAAGATTTTGCTACAGCCCCAATAGATATTTTAATAATTGATGTTGCATCTGGTGTGCCCGAATTATATCCAGAATTATATAAACCATTAAGGCTTAATTTACTTAATTTATTTCCAGTGGTAGATTTTGCTGGGAATCTGCCCTCATAGTATGAAGTTGATGAACTATAAAATCTTACAAAAATATAATCAAGATTTAAATCTTGTTGGTTAAATGCTAAAGTTAAACTATCATTTGTTGAATACCCAGACAAATCAAATGTGGTATTAACTGTGTACTTAGATGATTGAGATGCTAATGGATTTAATTTAAACCAAAGATTTCCAATTAAAGGACTTGGTGTAGTTACTGTAACTGCTTGGTTTCCTGAATCATCTAACCAATATAAATTATTTTCAAATGTACTTACATATCTGCTAGAGTAATCCGTATTGCCTTGAGTGGTTGTATTAAATAATCCCAACTCTGAAATTGTTCCTACAATATCATTTGGAATAGTTGTTTTATATACAACAGCATAAGTTGAGTTACCAGTAAGTGAATCTGTTTGTATATCCATAGTTCCCAAATTAACTGCTGACCTATAAATTTCAAAATCTAATTGAGTATCATTAGCTGTCGTTGAAGTACCGCCATCTAGTAATGGACCACCAATACCAACTGCAATATCTTTTTCGTTAAAATTAACAGAGCCAGCTAAATATGATGTTAAAAATCTTTTTCCAAATTTAGTTAATAAATTTGATTGACGTGCAACTTCTTTTCCATTTTGATAAATTATATACGTTCCAGTTAAATTCATTTTATCCCCCAGATCCTTTAACCCCAACGACTGAGGCCCCTACGTGATTTCTAACTACAAAAACTACTTTTACTTTATCTACACCATTAAGATCTGTGTACTTGCTTGCTGTTGCAGAAATAATATCTGCTAAATCGGGTGCATCTAATTCTAAAACATCTGGGTTATCGGGTACATCAAGATTAGTTGGATCTTCTGGTGGTGTCACAGCAGGAGTGTCTGCTGGTACTGCTCCGAGCTGTCCGTCTGATTGAAAAGAATATGGATTCATTAATTCATAATGCTCTGGCTTTAAAACATCAGCCAAATTACTTCCCGCTGCTATTTGAATTTTAGGTGGGGTTGTTATTTGTGAAGGTTTTATTTTATTGACCATTTTAATATTTTACCATTTCCTTAAGTATAAATCGACCTAGCAACTATATTAGTCGTTAAGCCATCTTGCCAAACTTGAGTTACGTCTAAAACAATATATTTTGATATAGAATATCCTGCTGGGACTGTGTCCTCTGCTGAATACAAATTATTAGATAAATAAGATATTTCTATAATATCACCAATTTGTAATAATGGGTTACCAAATACTTCCATTGTAATAACTGCCTGTTGTTTTGACCATTGAGTTTTCATCCAGTCTGAAAGAGCTTTGGCTTCAGATTCTTTTTGTATCCAAAGAGAATCAAATGCAATTTGGTCTTGTGCAATTACTCCAGAATATGCTGGATCTAAATATGTGAGGGTATCTCCAGGATTTATTGAATCTCCAATTACTGTAAATCTTTTAACAGTATCATCTGCCAAAGCAATTGGAGCGGAAGTATTATTTAAAACATATGCCTTCATTCCAAATGAATCTAATGATGACCCAACTAAAGTTACATTAGGGTTTAAAGTAATCATTGCGTATTTAGGTATTCCTGGTCTAGAGGTGTACTTGGATTCTATATATTTTAATTCCCTAGCCACTGGGCCAAATTCTTCTAAGTACGCAGCAGTTTGAGTTTCAGTTCCTTTATTTAAAACAAACTTACCAAATTTTTGAACTAAATAGGAATTGCTCCCTAAAAATCCAGCATATAAATTATATGTATCATTGCTTTTAAATTGAGTATCAGTTATAGGTAACGAATAGACATAGTCATAGTATGCATTGCCAGATATTGATCCCAATCCAATATAATTTGTTATCGGTAAAGATTCTGTTAATCCTGTTGCTGTTCCATCTTGTGCAGTTATTAAAGCATTATTTATCATTATTTTAAAAGCTGTTACATATTTGCCTTTAGTGTTTAAAGCTCTTTCTGCTTTAATATCTATTTTATACAAAGACCCACCATAAATATTTTGAATAGAAGAATTTTGATCTTTTTGAGAATCAGTTAATACTGTTTTAATTCCATTATCAATTCTATATAATTGAACTGCTCTTGTAGCTAGATCTTTATTTGAAGCACTAACTTGAGTTCCTATTTCTAATATATATCCCGTTTTAAAATCAGAACTTAATGAAAAAGCAATGCATCCAATTGACGTTTGAACGCCAGAAGCTTTGCCATTTTTATCGTATGTAACTGGGAAAAACATATTTGTACCTAGTGCATATGAGGAAGTTGATCCAGTAAGTTTTGCTGCTGTTGTTGCTATTGTATGTGTCCCACTAGTAGGTGGTTTAATACATAAAAATGATTTTGGAACCATATTATTAGATGAATCGCCAGAGTCTAAGGAAATTAAATTATTTGCATTTGTTAATGTGTGAGCTTTGGTATCTAATAAATGAGTAGTCCAATTATTTAAAATTGATGCTACGTCTACGGTGTGGGTCATATCAGATGCATAAGATGAAGATGTGCTATCTAAAATATTAAATGCATTTCTTGTTTTAATTCTTAAATTACCAGTAGTCTTAAAAGACATTGGTTTAGATAAAGATTGATATTTTGCTAAATCAATATCAGCTGTTATCCAAACATTTTTAGGATAAACAACTTGGCCTTGCCGTGTACTAATAAAATTTTGTGTGGCTGCCGTGTACTCATTTAAATCAACATATTGATATTGAACAGCATCATATTCTATAACTTCATGATTAATTACAACATATCCAGATTTTGATGAAAAAGAATTATCTAGCTCTGGAATATATTCTAAATGAATTACCCCTAATGGTGCGTCAGTTTCTGCGGGAGCAACTTGTAAAAGAGATTGAGTTAGCGCACCTGCTCCTAAATATGTTATTGGTTGCTGATACAGCGGATCAGATGAATTAGAATATGCACTGTTGGACCAAGCATTATAATTTACTTTTACAGCTTTTGAAGATGGTACATCTTCTTTTGATAAAGAAACAATATTTGCTAAAAACGGATTTTTATTATCATATCTAAACATATAATTAGTTAGTTGATCTTTATTAAATAACCATTCTCTTGTATAGAATTGCAAAACATCGTATTCATCAAATGATGCTATCATTTGTGTATCTTTACATAAATCTTGAATTAGCTGCCATACAGTTTTTGTATCGTCTGTAAACCAATAATAAGGAGATATTGTTGAAGAGTCCGTAGTAGTAGTATTAAAGTTATAATTAGTAAATCCGACTCCATCTAATAATCTTCTAATAATTGCTTGTGAATTAGAATTTTCAATAAGAATATCTGGTGTAATTATTTCCTGTAAATATTTTGCTCCATCCAAAGCAGTAATTGTTATGTCGCCAAATTCTGACAATGTAGAGGAGTCTAAATAATAAACCCCTTGTGGAATAATATCTGTTGCATTTAAAATAATTGATGGAAAAACTTTTATATTTTTAAATAAATTAATTTTTGAACTATTAAATGGCAGTGTTTTATCATAATCAAATCCAGTGCCATCATAACAAGTTAAATTTAAACTTAATGAATTAGATGTAACATCTCCTACTGGCATTATTTGAGTAGTTCCATTTGAAGCTTGTTTAGTAATAGTAAATCCTGATAAATAATTTGTTACATCTTGTACATACCGAGCTGAAACTTCTATGACTCCAAGATATGAGTTAGCAACATCAATTGATGTTACATTAACATTTAATGAGGTAATTGGAATTGGAGTACTTGGTGTTGTAGGTAAATTTGTTGACCAAATTGATCCATTATAATAAATTTCAACAACACCAGGCCTAGAACCGATTTTTGAAACTGGCAGATTGCTTGAAATTAAATTATCATTAATTTTAACTGTCCACGCAGTGGGTGCTGAATGTGATGTTTCAAATTTAATAACTATTTTATTTGCTACTGCTGTTTTTGCAGATGGATAGGATACGGTTATATTTGCATTATTTAATGTATTGCCTGATGCTCGGTTGCTTACCCAGTATTTATATACAGTTTTATCTCCTGGGTAGTAGAGTCTATATGGCATTGTAGATGAAGTTGAGTATGCCAATGTTGGTTCTGTTACAGATGAGTTCATTATAAAATATTTAATTCCGCCAGATTTTGGTCTTCTTGGATCAATAATAGTTGTTATTGGAAAAAGTTTAAGAAATGGAGTTGTATCTCCCGCAGGAGTTTGCGTATTCCCACCTGTATTTGTTATGGTAACACCATCAATAAGCTCATTCATATTATATTCAATTAAACATGAGGGTGTTGCAATAACAGATTGAGATTCTTCTAATTGCGTTAATGTTGTAGCAGTTGCAGAAATCATACTTCTTCCATGCCTAGGCTGATGTCCCAAAACTCCTGTGCTTCGTCTGACGTTTTGCCTTTAACATTTCGCTTAGCCAATGTCATTGAAAATTGTGTAAATGATACTAAATAAATATTATTTCTTGTTAAATTATAAGAAACTTTAACTTGAAATGTACCAGTTCCTGCGCCATGATAAAAAGACCTTAAGTCTTCTGCTCCCCAGCCACCATCAACTGTTAGAGTAGAATTAGATGGAACAGTTGACCAGCTAGTAGATAATGTGGTCTTATCAGCAATAAACAATTTTCTTAATGTACCATTTGACATTCTTTGAGTTTTTTCAATTCTTGAACTATCTATGCTTAATGGAGAGCGATTATGTTCAGTAATTTTTTGCCATACTGGACTTAAAATTGTTCCAGTATTAATATATAGTAATGATCCTACTGGCAAATAAATTGTCATATTTTAACCGTCCTATTAATTCCTGACATCTTAGTATTAAGTTTAGCGTTTTGTCCAACAGCTTTTACAGATAAATCTACAACTTTTTTAGCAAAGGCATCCATATCCATTCCTGGTGATGGATAAATATTCTGTACTATAGAAATTGTACCATTTGTTCCAGATTTCATGTCATGCATTTGCATGCCATTTCCTCCAGTATTAAACTTAAGTTTACCAAGTGCAGCAGCCATTAATCCATTTGCACCAAATCTATTCATTAAATTCATGGCATCATTTCCTATTGATCTGACGCTAGCAGCCGTTGTTACAAATTCTCCGTTAGAAACATATGCTCCACTTCTTGCATATCCCATTGATCCTGGTATATATACTGAATCTGAAGTTCCTGTCCCTGGTCCCTTTATTAATCCGCCCTTTGCATAATTATATGGATCCTTTGAATCAGCAGTTACTTTATGTGCACCCATTCTAACCGCATTGCCACTTTTATCTACATAATAATCCATTCCAGCATAAGTAAAATACTGTCCTGCTTGTAATTTATTATCTTTTAC